TAAGTCAGCCTCATTTCATCGCTCCCTCTTCCGGGGGTTTTCCCTCTCCCGGTTCCTTGACCGTGCTCGTCCTCGTGCGGTACTCGTCTCCGCCGGGATACGGATTCCTGTCAAGCAGGTCCCTCACTTCGTTCGGGTTGAGAATTTCCGAATTGACCCCGATCTGGAAGCCTTCCATGCGATCCCTGAACGCGCCGCGTTGAAGCGCGTCCATGTTGAATTTGGCGAAATACTTCTTCTTCTCTTCCGGCGTCAGGAGGTCGCGGCGGATGGCGGATTCGTAGTGCGGCGCGTCGATGGAGAACATCTGGTAAAAGAGCATGAACTGCTCGGCGCTGGCGTACGTTGGCGCCTGGGCGCTCGCTCCGACCAGCATCAGCGGCACGCGGAAGAGTGCGCAGATTTGCGCCTCGGTCATCTTCATCTGCTCCAGAAACTGGGCATCGACCAACTTGATCGTCGGGAACTCGATTTCCATCCCCTCGTCGATCAACATAAACTCATGGGTTTTCCCAAGTCCTTCGTATTTCTCTTTCAGGTTGGCCCGCAGAGCTGCGTGTGCCGGCGAATTTAACGGCAACGGATGCTTGATGACGGCGCCCGGGTGCAGCCCGCTCCCGAAGAATCGCGCAAGGAACTTCTCCCCCGCTAACCCCAGGCCGACCGTCTCCCTGGCGTTGTGGATCGGGTTCAACCCGAGGATGCCGTCCGTCGTAAGAGAGCGGAGGTGGAATATCCTGCCTGCCGGAATCGGCCTTTTCTCGCCGTTCTTGAAGCGCACGTGATACGTCAAGGAGTAGTCGTCGGCCTGTTCGACCTCCTCGACGGCACCCGCCTTGATCGGGATCAGTTCGAGTATCGGGCGCCCTGAAAGGCCGAGCTTATAGGCGAAGAAATTCCCCCGCAGGGATACGTGCGCCTCGGCCATCGACCAAAACTCCGGAGCGGTCATCCAGGAGTTCGGTTGGTTCAGCAGCATGTCGTAGAGATAGAAATCGACCGCCTTGTTTTTCATCCGGCCGACCTGCTCCATCATGTGGCATGGCAACCGGGAGAGCGTTGACGCTCGGAGCCTGACGCAGTTCTGCACGGTGATGAGCCGCATGGCGGATTCGGAATTGATGGGAACTCCGGAAGAGGTAATGCCTCCGCCCCAAATCTCCCGGATCATCTGCTCCTGTTGCGGAGTCATCGCCGCTTTCGGGCGGAGGCGATCAACGAGTCCCATGTTTACGCTCCATCAGGATGCCTCCCGCCATAATCAGCGCACCGCACACAGTAAATGACACCCACGGGCGGAGAAGGTACAGGCCGTAGCCCGTCATCGCCAAACCGATCAAAACAATGGAATCGCGGACATCGAAACCCAGGCGTACCTTTTCAATCAGAGACCGGATGGACTCCGCAACCTTCATTCCGTCTCCTTAAAACGTCAGGATTTCTGCGCCGGGGAGTCCGTAAGAGGAAAACTCACTATTCCCCGCCATCGCCCGGGCGATCGCCATGATGAGCGCGACTGCGCCGTCGATTTTGTTCTCGGGCTTTTCCTTCACGGGGTAGTACAAGTCCCGGTTCGCCCGGTCCGGCCGGAGCGTCACGTTGCTCATCATCCACGCCAGGACGGGGCATTTGCCGTGCGCCAACCGCTTGACCTTGACCAGCGCCTCGAGGTGCTTCATCGGTTCGGAGAAGTTCTTCGCCGTCGGGGCGATCTCCACCATCGTGAAGCCCTCGGCGGTCATCCGCGTCGCGAGCTGCGTCGCCTGGAACGGGTCGTACGGGACCTCTTCGACCTGAAAGCGGGACTTAAAATCCCGCAGGTCGTTCTCGATCTCCTCGAAGTCGATCAGGTCCCCGTCCGTCAGGGTCAGCAGCCCCTGCTTCGCCCAGGCGTCGTAGTGGGAGAAGTTCCCCGTCGCCTTCTCGATGACGACGTCCTCGGGGAGGTAATACTTCCCGTGGACGTGCCAGAGCGGATCGTCGCCGTCCGGAGGGAACACCGCCACGTTCGCCGCCAGGTCGATCTTGCTGGAGAGGTCCAATGCGATATAGCAGGGCCGCCCGGCGAGCTCCTCAAGGGTCTTCCGGGGCGGGCACTTCGCCCAGGACTGCATGTTCATCCAGACGGAGCGGGCCCCGACCCAGATGTTCAGGTGCTTCGTTTTGAAGGCGTTCTGCTTTGAGGCGATCTGGATCGCATCCCGCTGCCGGGAGGCGAGGTACTCCCCGTCGACGCTGACGTTGTAGTTCGGATTCGCCTTCCGAAGCGCCTCTTCCGACGTCCAGTCGTCCTTGTCGTCGATCGTGTAGATGATCCCGAAGAGCTCCTCGTTCTTCAGGATCCCCTGGAGGACCTTGCAGACCTGGTCCCGCTTGATGTGGCACGGCCCGGCCAGGTTCGACCCTGCCGTGGTGATGACGGACGCCAGCGGCTGCTGCCGGGCGCCCATCCCGGTGATCATCGTCTCGTAGAGCTCGTCGGTCTGGTGCTCGTGGTATTCGTCGATCAGCGCGCAGGAAGGGCTGGCGCCGTCGTGCGGCTTCCCGATCAACGGCTCGAACCGGGAGCCGTTGTCGGGGATCGCCAGGTTCGAGGCGTTCACCTCGATCCCGTAGGCATCGCACAGGTCCGGAGTCCGCTTGGCGATCAGCCGGGCCGGCCGGAAGATCTCCCAGGCCTGCTTCTCGGAGACGGCGCCGGAGTACACCTCCGCGCCGTGCTCCCCGTCCGCAGCGAACATATACAGCCCGGTATTCGCGGCCTCCGTGGTCTTCGCGTTTTTCCGGGGGACTTCGACGTAGGATTCCCGGAACCGCCGGAAGCCGTCTTTTTTGCGGATCCACCCGAAGACGGTCGTCCGGATGAATATTTGCCACGGCTCGAGCCGGATCAATTCCCGCTTGGCCGCCCACTTCCCCTTCGTGTGTGGCAGCAGCTCGACGAACTGACAGACCCGCTCTGCGGCGGCCCGGGAGAACCGGTACGGATACCGCTTCGCCTTCGCGCGCTCGAGGTTCTTCAGTTGCCGCCGGCAGGCGAGCTGGACCCACTTGCAGGCCGGAATCTTCCCCGCGTCGACGTCCCTCGCGTACTTCGTCGCGATCGCAACGTACCGGCGCCCCGGCTTCACAGCGCCTTGAAGGGATTCTTCTTCTGCCGGCGCGGGACGACAATCTTGGTAGCGGCCGACGGATTCAATCCGAAATTACCCTGCATGGAATCCAAGTGGCGCAAGGCCTCGGACCGCATGGCCACTTCCGGCCTGGCCTTGAAGATCGTCTGACCTGTCGCCGACTTGGTTTTGTAGCTCGAACCCTTCTCGTCGATCAACTTCGTGTACCGCTCGACCTCGTCCTGACGTATGGCAATCAGAGCTAGGGCTTCCGTGTGCGACGCGGAGGCGTACCCCATCTCGTTCAGGCGGGTCGCGTACAAAGCGAAGATCTCTTTCGCCCGGGCGTTGAGATAATCCGGGGCGCTCGGCAGGTCCTCGGAGAAGGTCGGCTCGTTCTGATTGATCGCCCTCTTCCCGGGATTGCCCCGCAGCACCACGAGGTGCGATGGAGTCGCTTTTCTGCCCACCATGGTCAAAACCTCATCATAAAAGCTGAAATGTTGCCCGATTTCGCGGAAACAGGAGTTTGCTTACCATGTGGGTTAACACGGGACAGCCTCCAGAGATTGGAGGCCCCCCTCCCTAACATATTGTATATATTAATGTTCTGGTTTTATTTGGTATCGTCGCACCCTTCTCTTGATTACATGCGCGACACAGGCATTGCGTGTTCTCTCTCGTATGCTTCCCGCCCAATGAGAGTGGCGCGATGTGATCAAGCTCTGGCGCGTGCCAGTCCTTCGTTCCTCGCAGTGAACGGGGGGTATCGCAGCCGCACAACCTACACTCCCATCTGTCGCGCTCGAATATCTCTGCCGGGTCGAATCTTTCTGCGCCCGACCCCCATCTTGTTCTGTTCCTCCTCTTTAATTCCGACCAACCTCTCCGACACCCAGGCGGCCTATTGTGCTGTCGCCCACATTTCGTTGAACAAAACCTTTTGCGCTTGTCTCCGTATGTTGGCGTGAATGTCTTCCCGCATCTAATACAGCGCGCAGACGTAACATTCTTTTTCTTTTCGTTAATTGATCTTGATCTACAACATGCCCATGCTTTTTTACATGGACCAGAACATGCCTTTTGAGTTCTATTGTGGGCCTCGAACGTAATCCCGCATATACAGCAGTCTTTCTTCATCCGTTTCTCGCTCTGCCCCACCGCTTGCCCTTCTCGGCTTCCTCGTGGCACGGGTTGCAGAGGCTCTCGTGGTTCTCGTCGGCGTTGTTCAGCTCGTTCCCGTCCTTGTGGTGGACCATCGTGGCCGCGACCGTCTCGCCCTTGCCCAGGTGGCGCTCACACAATGGATCGCGCCGCAGCTTCCTTTCGCGGATCGCCCGCCATCCACGGCTATGTAGGAATTGGCGCTGGTCGCTCTTGTCTCGATCGACGTCGTATGGCCTACGCTCCAGCTGCAGGTACGGTGAGCACTCCTGACAGCACCGCACGCCCCGGGCTACAAGGTTAGGGCAGGAGCCGACCCGCGGCCCCTTCCCAGGGCAGGGATGCTTCGACGCAACTGGCACCTACGCCGCCACCAGCCGGATCTTGTACGCCTTGAGCCCGTAATAATTATCGGACTCTTCGGACAAGATCCGCTCCCGCTCCTCGGGACACGTGGCGATCGCCACCTCGACCATCC